CCCATTACACCAAGGGAGATTACGCCGAAACTTGTGCCGCTGGACGACCCGCTGAATTTATTTCAAGAGGAGCGCGGCGGGGATAAATATGAATTTTACAGGATATGACACACAGCCGCAAAGCTGGAGGACATGATGGAAAAGGAGGCTTTTGAAATGTTTGGAGAAGAAAAGATAAAAGAAGGGCGGGAACTGCTGGAAAAATACCAGAACGGGAAGAAGATGCTGGATAAGCGTATTGTAGACAACGAACAATGGTATAAAATGCGGCATTGGGAACAGCTGCGGAAGGCGGGGAACGGGCCGCAGACAGCCTCAGCATGGCTTTTTAATTCTCTGGCGAATAAGCACGCGGACGCTATGGACAATTACCCGCAGCCCAATTTTCTGCCAAGGGAAGCGGGGGACAGGGAGGACGCTGAAACGCTTTCCAAAATTGTGCCTGTGATATTGGAACAGAACGATTACGAACAGACATATAATGACGCATGGTGGGACAAGCTGAAAAGCGGGACTTCGGTGTATAAGATATTTTGGGACAAAGAGAAGGACAACGGGCTGGGGGACATTGGAATTTCGGCCGTTGACATTATCAACCTGTTTTGGGAGCCGGGGATTTCTGATATACAGGACAGCCCGCATTTATTCCACATTGCGCTGGAGAGCAAAGAGCGGCTGGAAGCGGAATACCCTGAATTTACATTCGGCGGCGACGGGGATATGAAAACGACAAGCTACATACACAGCGACCAGATAGACACAAGCGGGAAGTGCATGGTAGTAGACTGGTATTATAAAAAACGGGAGGACAGAAGGACGGTACTGCACTATATCAAATTTTGCGGAAATAACCTGCTGTACGCGACGGAAGATGTACCGGAAATGGAGGGCGGGCTATACGAGCATGGGCTTTATCCGTATGTTTTTGACGTGCTTTTCCCTGAAAAAGACAGTCCGGCAGGGTTCGGCTATGTGGACATTATGAAGGACGCACAAATTTCCATTGACAACATGTGGGTGAGCTTTGAGAAAAATGTGAAATGGTGCGCCGAGCCGCGTTATTTTTCCAAGGACGGGAACGGGATAAACAAGGAGCAGTTCGCAGATTTGAATAACAGCATTGTCGATTATACAGGGGATGTAGATGGAATACAGCCGATTTCAACAAAGCCAGTAAGCGGGATTGCCACAGGGCTTTACCAGCTGAAAATAGACGAACTGAAAGAAACGAGCAGCAACAGGGACTTTTCACAGGGAAGTACAGCAAGCGGCGTGACTGCCGCCTCTGCGATTGCGGCTTTGCAGGAAGCGGGAAGTAAAACCAGCAGGGATATGATAAAGGCGGCTTACCGCGCTTTTGTGCAGGTCAACCGACTTATTGTGGAGCTGATACGGCAATTTTACGATGCGCCGAGAGAATTCCGCATAACGGGGAAGAACGGGGACGATTTCATTTCTTACGACAACAGCAATATTCGCCAACAGGAAGCGGAGCATATTATGGGCGTGGAAACGGGAGGAAGGAAGCCGATATTTGACATAAATATTACAAGTCAGAAAAGCAGTCCGTTTTCCCGTATCGCACAGAATGAACTTGCCAAGGAACTGTATGGAGCGGGGCTGTTTAACCCTGAGCTGACAGACCAAGCGTTGATTTGTCTGGAAATGATGGATTTTGAAGGGAAAGAAGATATTATACGGAAAGTGGCTCAAAACGGGACAATGCTTCAGACCATTCAGCAGATGCAGGCGCAGATTGTACAAATGGCGGGTGTATTAGACCAGATTACAGGGCAGAACCTTACTTCTGCCGTTTCCTCTGCACCGATACAAGGAGATATGCCGCCACAGGGGCCAAAAGGAAGCGGGACAGCTGAAACGGACGCGCTGGGCAACGCTTATAAAAGTGCAAAAGGAAACGCGATTGCAGACAGGGCGAGGAAAACAACACAGGAAAGGACAACAGTAAAATGACAAGGATAACATATGCAATCGGGGAAGGGCGGTATACGCTGGAGGCGGAAGGGCACGCGGGATTTTATCCGGGGAATGACATTGTATGCGCCGCAGTCAGTGCGCTTTTACAAACATGCTGGGCGGGGCTTATGCGGGAATGCAGGGCAACGGGAGAAAAACGGCAGGAAAGCGGAAAATTTTTCTTTCGGGCGGACGTTTCAGAGGGATGCAGGAAAGAGGCGGAAACGCTGTTGCGGAGCGTGGTTTATGGGCTGAAACTTATTGAGCGGGAATTTCCGCAGAACGTAAAAATTATAGAAAGTGGGGGAGGGTGCAAGGGTTTTTCACATGGGATAGAATAATTGTATGTAACGGGCGAAGCTCCATATAAGAGGCTTTGCATTTTGTTGCAGAGGCCCGAAGGGCTGAACGGTTAAGCCGTTAGGACAGACGCGGGGGAAAGACCTCAGTACAAAAAGACGCGGGGGAAAGACCCTAGAAAAAGACACGCCGGAAAGACGGCAGAGGGCAGCTGACAGGCCAGACAGAAGGCAGCACTGCCGAAAAGGAGGAAATGATGGAGAAATATAAAATGGATTTGCGGTTATTCGACGATGGAGCGGCGGGAGCTGGCGGCACAACGGGAACGGGAACGGCCGGAGCTGGCGACGCGGGAGCGGGACAGGGCGGAACCGAAGGAGGCAGGGATTTTTCGTCGGAGTTTGACGCTATGATTAAGGGCGAATACAAAGAAGCCTATGCTAAAAAAGTAGAGCAGATTGTAAAAGAACGTCTGAAAGGGAGCAAACAGGCGGAAGCGCGGCTGAAAGACGCTGAATCTTTGCTTGCGCTGGTTGGCGAAAGATACGGGCAGGACGGGAAGGACTTTGCGGCTTTGAGGGCTTCTGTGGAAAACGACAGGGAATACTTGGAACAGGAAGCACTTGAAAAAGGAATGACAGTGGACCAGCTGGCAGAGTTTAAGAAAATGGAGCGGGAAAACGCTCAATTCCGCCTTCAGATGCAGGAAGCGGCAGAACGTCGTGAATTTGAACAGAAATTCGCTGCATGGGTTGCGGAGGCGGAAGCACTGAAAGAAACATATCCCGGATTGGAGCTTATGAGCGAATTTGAAAATGCGCAGTTTGTACGTCTGCTGGACAGCGGCGTAGGCGTAAAAGCCGCATATCAGGCAGTGCATTTCGATGAACTTATGAGCGGCGCATTACAATACACAGCGGAACAGGCAAAGAAAAAAATTATGGACGGTGTAAGGGCCAACGGAGCAAGGCCGACAGAGAACGGAACAAAGGGAGGCGCGGCAGGACGGGAGCGGCTTGACGTAACAAAGCTGACGAAAGAGCAGAGGCGGGAGCTTGCAGAAAGGGCTATCCGCAACCCTGACGAACGAATTACCTTTGTCTGAACTTTTAAGAGAGCAGGAGGGGAAAACGATGGATAAAAAATTCAAAATGGACTTGCGGCTTTTTGACGGAGCGGCAGGAGCAAACACTATGACTACGGCAACGGAAACGCTTTCGGCGGAAATGAAAACCTATTATGACGCATATCTTTTGGATAATGCGAAGCCAAATTTGGTACACGACCAGTTTGGGCAGAAAAAGCCTATTCCCAAAAACAAGGGAAAAACAATCGAATTTCGCAGATACAAGACACTGCCGAAAGCATTAACGCCGCTGACAGAGGGCGTAACGCCTGACCCAAACAGCCTTACCGTCACGACGCTTACAGCGACGGTAAAACAGTACGGAGATTGGATTTCTCTTTCAGACGTATTACTGCTTACGGCAATCGACAACAATTTGGTCGAAGCTGTTGCGCTTTTAGGGGACCAAGCGGGGCGCACGCTTGACACTGTGACGCGGGAGGTAATCAATGCCGGAACGAATGTGCTTTATGCGCCGAAGGGGAACACCCCTGTTACGGCGCGGGCAGACCTTGACGGGACAAGCCTTTTGAATACACAGCTTATTATGAAGGCAGCCGCGATTTTGAAGGGAACAAACACCGTTCCATTTGACAATGATTATATTGCCATTGTACACCCTTATGTAGCGTATGACCTGATGCAAGACCCGAAATGGGAGGAGTGGAGCAAATACACCAATCCCGAACATATGTATAACGGGGAGCTTGGGAAAATTGGACGGGTGCGTTTTGTGGAAAGCACGGAAGCCAAAATATGGGAAAAGGCCGCAGGAAGCGGGAGCCTTTCTGTATATTCTACACTGATAATCGGCAAGAACGCCTACGGCGTGACGGACGTTGAAGGCGGCGGGCTGGAAACCATTGTGAAACAGAAGGGCAGCGCGGGGACAGCAGACCCCTTAGACCAGAGGGCTTCGGCAGGCTGGAAGGCTCTGAAAACAGCGGAAATCCTTTCAGATGAATACATGCTGCGAATTGAAAGCTGCTCCAGCTTTTCTACGGCAGAGGCAAACTGAAACAGTTTTTAGCGGCTGAATACGGATTACAAGGAGGGTCAGAGGATGGCGAAAAAAACAGATGATATAGAAATTCGGAATGGAACGGCTCAGGAAGAAAGCAATGCGGCGGATTCGGAAAAAATGATTGATACAAAAGATGAAGCGGCGGCGGAACAGCCGGAAAGCATGACGGAGCAGTTACTTCGGCGCATGGACGAAATAGCGGCGGAAAATGAAAAAATCCGCGAGGAACTTTCGCGGACGCGCAAGGAAAGCGCGGAAACGCGGGAAAAGGCGGAAAAGGCCGCAGAGCTGACAGAAGGGCAGAAGCAGGCCATTATGGAGCGGAATTTCCATGAGGCAATGGAGCGGGCTAAAATGGATAAGGTTACAATAACCATTCCGGCAGACCCGAACGGGGAGGACGACGACATATTTGTATCGGTAAATGGATACAGATACTTAATCCGCAGAGGGGAAGCGGTGGAAGTACCGCGTTTTGTTGCGGAGGCTTTGAAAAACAGCGACCGCCAAAAGCTGGAGGCAAACAGGCATATGAAGAAGATACAGAAATAAGAAACGGGTGAGCCGTCGGTTATGAGGAATGAACAAGCGGGCAGAGCCTGCGTGAATGACGAATGATGGCGAGGGTTAGTGTTTTCCGCAGCGGAGCGAGGAAATCTGACCGAAAGAAGATGGCTCATATGGCTGGATTATCAGCTGTATGAGCCTTTTCTTTTTGGCAGGGCAACGAATTATGAAAAGGAGGGGGAGAGATGGTTTCCATTATAGGAAAGCAGATAATTTTTCCAAACGAGGAGCAGACCTTCATAATGGGAGATGATGGAAGTACGAGCCGGACTTTTATTCTTGACAGATACGAGCCGGACAGGATAGACCTTGCAGGGCTGACGTTCCGGCTGGATATTCGCTACAAAAGCGGGGAAAAGAATACGGCTCTGCTGATTAAAAGCGTACAGGAGGATAAAATAACGCTTTTATGGAATGTAATAAAAGCGGATTTTCGGGAGGAGCGGACGGTTTTTATTGCAATCCGCGCCTACGATGAAACAGGGACAGTAAAATGGAACAGCGCGGCAACGCCGATATTTGCGGAGCGGGCGATTGACACGCCGGGGAATTACGACGGGGACCTTTCCGAGCTGGAACAGATGGAGCAGAGAATTTCTGCCGTATTAGACAGGGAAGCGGCAAGAGAGGCGGCAGAGGAAAAACGGCAGGAGGCGGAGGAAGGCAGGGAAACCGCAGAAGGAGAGAGAACAGAGGCGGAACACGACCGACAGGAAGCGGAGGAGAGGCGGCGGAAGGAAACGGCGGCGGCTATCTTAGAGGCAAAGGAAGCGGCAGAGGAAGCCAGAAACGCAGAGGGACCTATGGGCCCACAGGGGATACAGGGCGAGAGAGGGCCGCAGGGAGAACGCGGGGAAACAGGGCCGCAAGGCCCGAAAGGGGAAAAAGGCGAAACAGGAGCAACGGGAAAAACAGGCCCCCAAGGAGAAACAGGGCCACAGGGAGAACGCGGCGAAGCGTTTACCTATGCGGATTTTACGGAAGAACAGCTGGAAGGGCTGCGCGGCCCCAGAGGTTTCCAAGGGGAACAGGGACCTATGGGCGAGAAAGGCGAGAAAGGCGAGCAGGGACCTAAAGGGGAAGCGGGCGCAACGGGTCCGGCAGGTCCACAGGGAAAAAGAGGCGAAACTGGCGAACAGGGACCGAAAGGCGAAACGGGCGAAATGGGCGAGAGAGGTCCACAGGGAGAACGCGGCGAAACAGGCCCGCAGGGGCCGAAGGGTGAAACCGGAGAACAAGGACCAAAGGGAGAAACCGGAAAAGGGCTGACGATTTCGGGCTACTATGGAACGGAGGCAGAGCTGCGGGCGGCAGGACTGACACCGAAAGCAGGGGACGCTTACGGCATAGGAACGGCTGCGCCTTTTGATATATACATATTTGACGGAAACAGGCAGGAATGGAAAAATAACGGCCCATTACAAGGGGCACAAGGGGAGCGCGGGGAAAAAGGCGATGCTTTTACTTATGAAGATTTTACGGAAGAACAGCTGGAAGGACTGCGCGGCCCACAGGGAAAACAAGGGGAACAGGGACCGAAGGGCGATACAGGGGAAACCGGAGAGCAGGGTCCACGCGGAGAAACGGGAGCAGAAGGCCAGAAAGGGGCACAGGGGGAGCGCGGCGAAAAAGGCGACGCGTTTACTTATGAAGATTTTACAGCGGAACAGCTGGAGGGACTGCGCGGGCCGCAGGGAATACAGGGAGAGCAGGGGGCAAAAGGAGATACCGGAGAGAGAGGGCCGCAAGGGGAAACAGGGGAGCGCGGCGAAAAAGGCGATGCTTTTACTTACGAAGATTTTACGGAAGAACAGCTGGAAGGGCTACGCGGCCCACAGGGCGAACAGGGACCGCAAGGACAGGAAGGCCCACGCGGACAGCAGGGAAACCCAACGGAAATGAACGGAAAAACAGGGGAAAGCATTACTCTGACACAGGCAGATATTGAAATCATAGACGATGAAACGGGGGAGGCTTACCGGATTGGAGTGAGCGGCGGCGGTCTTTACTTTGAAAAGAAAGCGATATCACGTTTGGCAGGGAAGAATACGAAGGAGGCAGAATAATGGCAAAAACATTTATTGCAGAACAGGGTACATCATTGGAGATTAAGGCACTCTGCGAAGAAATCAAGGCAGCAATCAGGAGTGAAGAAGGGAAAGGCGGGAGCGTCATTCCCATGTATATAGCAGCTTACAAAATGTATGGCAAAAAAAGCTACGCCTACAATGACGCGGATATATGGGACGCGCTTTGCAAAAGCACAGAGGCAGTGAACGATAAGGAAATCAACGGGGAGGCTTTGGAATATGTGCTGACCCACCCGGGGACAGCCAGTTTATCTGACTGGCTGGGGGGGGGTTTCTCCCACAACGGCGCCGGGGGGGGAGCGGC